AAACTTGAGAAAGAAAACTTAATCAGGGTCAACGACACAGCTGAAGGCAAGAAGATACTATCAATCTCTGAGGTGCACGGTGAACTCATGGACGAGAACACAATCCTGAAAGATAACGTGTACCAGCTGGAGAAACAGTTGAACACCTCCAGAAAAAAACTTGTTGACAAACTTGTTTAAGTCTGCTATACACCATTCACGCTAACAAACGGAAAGGAGAAACATTTCATGGGTATTATTCAGGGCAAAGCATATTGGGCAAAGGTCGATCCCAACAATCCCTCTCAAATCTACAATACCACTGGCCCCTACGACAAGCAGTGGTCGATGGATGTTACACTGGATGAGGCAGCAGGTGCTGTGCTTCAAGCCTTCAACATGGACGCAAGCATTCGCGACGGTAGTGAAGAAGCCGTGGCGGCTGGCAAAGGTCGTATGCTCAACGGTAAGCCTACCCTTGTCTACAACAAAGGTCATATCTGTGATGACTTCTACTTCACTTTCAAGTCGAGGGCTTTTGACAAGATGAACAACCCCAAGCGTCCACCGTCGATTGTCGATGCAGATCGTAACGACATCACGGGTACGCTTATCGGTAACGGTTCGCTTGTCAATGTAAAGTTCAACGAGTGGCAGAACCCTGCGTCTGGTAAGACTGTCCTGTATCTCAACGGGCTACAGGTGATACAACTTGTTCCGTATGAGAAAGACGGTGGGTTTGAAGTTATCGAAGGTGGGTTCAAGGGTCAACCCCGTAACACCTCCACGGTGACTGTTGAAGAAGATTTTGAATCGGTAAGTCTCTAGGAAAGGAGAAACTCTATGGCTAAATCAACTGCACAATCCCGTGTACTTCGCGCACTCAAGAGTGGCTACCGTGTCACTCGCAAGACCAGCATTGAGCGTGGCTGGGCTGAGAATTTAACGGCGGCTATCTCAGCTTTACGAAAGAAAGGTTATGAGATTCTTTCGGTTCGCGTTCCAATGCCTGATGGTGGAGTCTACACTCGTTATAAGTTAGTAGGCTAAACCATGACTAAGAGCAAGATTAGTTCTCTTCTGCAGGATATTGAGGAGAGACTAGAAGAAGGTGGGGCTGTGGACGAGTCTAATCTTGCTCTCTTTCTGGAGGAGATGGAGGAGATCATGGAGCGTTTCTTCTCCGAGGGTAACTCCTACAGTACAAAAGGAAGAATGAGACTTTCAGCAGTGGGCAGAGAAGATCGTAAGCTTTGGTATGAATATCAAGGGTACGACAGACCAAACTTAACGACATCAAACAGAATGCGATTTGTCTTTGGTCACATACTGGAAGCTCTCATTCTCCTTCTTGTCAGAGAAGCAGGACACAGTGTAGAGGATTGTCAAAAGAAAGTCACAGTCAATGGAGTTGATGGTCATATTGATTGCGTTATTGATGGAGAACTGGTTGATGTTAAGTCTGCTTCTCCGTATGGGTTTAAGAAGTTTAAGGACGGATCAATAACAAAAGGCCAAGACCCTTTTGGTTATATGTATCAGCTAGGTTCTTATGCCAGTGCACTGGGCAAAGACAGAGGTTACTTTCTCTCTGTTGACAAGAGCAGCGGTGAACTGAACTTGCTCAATGTAAATTTACAAAAGGTAGATGCACCAAACCGTATTGACTTTCTGAAGGATACACTGGTAAAAGATATACCACCGGACAGATGTTACAAAACTGTGGAGGATGCCTCTGGTAATCACAAGCTACCTTCTGGGTGTAAGTTCTGTGACTTCAAGGTGGAGTGTTGGAAGGATTCAAACAATGGAGTAGGACTGAGAAGATTTAACTATGCCAATGGACCAGAGTTCTTTACGCATGTGGAGAAGATGCCAAGAGTGGAGGAGGATTTTCTGTGAGCACAGTGGTGGACATAACTGAGGATGAGCTTGATCACTGCAAGCAATTGGGTATCAAGCGTCACATGGCAAAGCATCCATCCTTCAGAAACAAGAGCGTTGTACCTACCAAGCAGCTGTACACTGGTGAGTCGCATGTGCTAGGTATTCTAGGTGAGTACGCATATCACAAGATCACAGGCTCCAAGATTGATGAGTGTATCTATGAAAGAGGAGACGCGGGTTACGACTTTGAGGAGAACGGATCAAAGGTTGAGGTCAAGGTCAGCACCTTTGGTCCCTCTGGTACAGAGTTGAAGATACCCAAGAAAGAATACGAGGAAAGAAAACCAGATGAGTATGTGCTTGTTTATATTAACAAGAACAATCTCAAAGATGTCACCGTGCTAGGAAAGATTAGTAGGAAAAACTTTGACAAGAAGAAACGTGAGAAACAATATGGACCAAGGTATCCTGTTAACTATATCGTAGGCGCGGAGGACCTCGATGCACTGGACGTTTAGAGACGACAAGACCAGAGTACCACAACCTGATGAGTACTTTGGTTTTGTATATGTTATCACCAATAAGCTTACCACCAAGCAGTACATTGGGTGTAAGCAGTACTGGCAGATGCGTAAGCGTAAGAAGCACAAGCCATCCAACTGGCGTGTCTATACCTCGTCATCAAAAGATTTGAACGAGGACATTGACAAGCTAGGCAAGAGACGGTTTAAGTTTGAGATCATACAAGAATATAAAACAAAGAGAGGGCTACACTACTACGAACAATTCTATCAGATGAAGCACCATGTTCTCACCGCTGTGATAGAGGGAACAGATGAGCCAGCCTACTATAACAAGAACGTAGGTGGGGTTAGGTTTTATGTTCCTCTTGAAGTTTATGAAGACCCTGAACACAGAAAGAAACTCTCTAAAGGTCCCTACAGAATTACCTTTGACACTGGAAAAGAGACTATAGTTGATAGCCTTCGCGGCTGGGCAAAAGAAAACAATTATAAAAATCCAATGCTTTTTGATATGCTAAACAACAGAGAAAGACGGAGGAACAAAGGAAACACGAAGGTTTATCCACGAAAAAGACATAAAGACATAGTAAAAGTAGAAAGACTGAGTGATGAAGAGGAGAAGTAGTGACGCTGTACTACAGACATTGGAGGAGGGTGTGCACGATCATCACACACCTGAGAAAGTTCTGTGGCTCTGCGTTATCCTACAACAGTTACTAGATGCCACCAAGCCTGTCAAAGAATACGATAACACAGAGGTAAAGTTAGTCAGGGATCAGGCAGAGGCGTGGATATTCTCGTCTATAGGTGTAACAGCAGAGGACAGAGACACGGTATGTCACCTTGCAGGTGTAGACCCGGATGCTTTCAAGTCTTTTGCCAAGCAGGTTATCAGAACCAAAGAGAAAACCTTTATCAGAAAGAGGATCAATGCGATACTTCATGAAGATACTAATTAGCACAACACTGCTACTACTATCAAGTACAACTCACGCAACAGATAAATTAGAGATGCGTGAGTTTTTTGATCAGAACTTACTATGCATGGCAGAGGCTATCTACTTTGAGAGTAGGGGTGAACCTTTCACAGGTCAGCTGGCAGTTGGTCAGGTGATCCTGCAAAGAGTTGCTAGCACACAGTTTCCTGACGATGTATGTTCTGTTGTACACCAAGGAAGATACCATCACAGTGGACAACCTGTCAAGCACAAGTGCGAGTTTAGTTATTGGTGTGATGGAAAGCCAGAAGAGATGAACGATCCGGTGGCTTATCAAGAAGCTATCAATGCAGCATCTCTTGTATCTGAAGGCGTAGAAATTTTGTCTATAAAAAAAGCTTTACATTACCATGCAATATATGTTAGACCTTACTGGGCCAGTGAGTACAAGCGTCTGGCACAGATAGGTAAGCATATCTTCTACTCAAGAGAAAGGATCAATTAATGGAGAAAGCTATAGACAAACAGGTTGGAGGTGACCACTATAAAATCTGTAAAATTCAACCAGTTGAGTACATAGAATGTAATCAGCTTGGTTTCCTGATGGGTAATGTAGTAAAATACGTGACTAGGTATGCGGTCAAATCAAATGTTGAAGACCTTGAAAAAGCCAAACACTACATAGAACTTCAGATGCAACTCCTAGACGAGGGCAAGCTATGAGAGACTATCTAGGAGACAAGAGAGCATCAGAGATTTTGTGTAGAAGACTTCGTAAACAATATCATGACATGGGTCTTACAGATGTCAGGGTATGGGCAGAACCATTTGAGATTTCAGCTACGAAAATGTGGGCTATTCGGTCTAACTTGACCAAGAAACATCCCGAACTTTTTGAATTTTAATGTCGATGCCACTACTTGAAATACGTGGCGACGAGCTTATATTTGATGGCGAAAAGCTAGCAGATATAAGCCCTGTCGCTGATGAATATACAATCAAACAGTTTGAGTACTGGTTAGAATTTGTAACAGAGGAGATTGTTGATGACAATTACGAATGGTGAAATTACCCTGCCAACCAACT